CGAGTTGCTTCGAATGTAACTAATCTTGTTCTCATGAATGGAACAAAGTTAACCTCTACTATTCTATCACCAACACTAAACCTTGATGTTTGAACTTCAATAGATTGTGTAACACCGGTTCTTGTAGATGTACCAGTTTCAATAAGTCTAGATGCATTATTACCATCTACCCAACGTCTTCCAGTCCAGTTAGTTGACCATTCACCCCATACAGTACCTACTTGAGGCTCAAGGTTTGACATCATCGCATCGAATTCATTGTCGTTATTGATTACAACCTCTGGCCTTCTATCAACATCTCTCCATTCATCAGTAGAAGGAGTAAGCTTAATAGAACCAGTCCAGTTAAATACATCATATGGATTAACATTAATTGTACCAGAATACTGGCCTTGTGTTATTAATGCAGAATGTGTGTATGGTAATGTAACTAAGTCACCAGTCTTTGTTGTATCTGATGAAGAGTGATGCGATAACGCAGCATTACCTTGCGCAAATCCAGGACGTAGTTCACGGGTGAGCATATCTATTGAGGCTCTGTATTCTGCAGAATCTACTCTTGATACACGTGAGTTTGCAAATGAATCAACTAAATATCCAGACTTCCATCTTGGATTATTAGAACTATCTAATATTTGTTTATTTTGTGCTTCAGCTTCTAAGAATGAAAGAACAGAATAGTATTCTATTTGTCCAATACGTTTATCAATACGACCAATATCACGCATCGTATATCTACGATTATCAATAAATTTAACAGTTACTTCATCTGCAGTTAATGTATATGCAGGAATAGTTAGTGTATATAAATGCATTGCATCATTTGGAATGTCTGGCTCTTCAGCATAACGCGCTGGAACACCTGGAGCAACTCCAAATACACCTTTAGAATTTAAATATACTTTATCAATCCTAGGTAAGTAGTATTGAATATCAGTTTCAAACTGAGTAAATCTTGAAGGAGCAACTGCCGTAACAGCACCTGTTCCTGTAAAGTTACCACCTGAATCATCTATTCTTGGTCTAAAGTCAACAGCAGATCTTAATTCTATTCCGCTTTGTTTAGGAATATCTTCATAATCAATCTGACCAGTATATGAATCAACTGTAAAGAAGTCACCAGCTGTATGTGAAAAATACTTATATGTTACAGTAAGTGCTAAAGATGCATCATAATTTGATGTAGTCTTTAATTTAATACGACCAATATCATAGAAATCATCTCTTTGTCCGTTATCTAATTCAAAATGAGTAGTAACATTAGCACCACCAGAAGTTTCTGTAACAGATACTAATTCATGAACATCCGCATGTCCAAGTGCTTGACCAGTACCGGTAAAGTCTGTACCCGCATTAAATGCTACAGCAGTGTTTCCACTTAATGTTTTAGTTTTATGATTAGCAGTTCTTATAAATGGAGCAATCAATCTTACAGTATCACCATTAGCAGATGATGGTAAGTTAGCAATCGTAGCAGTTAAGCTATCACCTGATATAGTAATATCGCCTGGAAGAACTTCTTCACCACCAACCGTTGAATCAGTATCATTAATTAGAATCCAGTTTGTATTTGCACCTTTTGAACCAAATACCTCATTAGCAACACTTGTTGTAAATGATACTGAACCACCAGATACTGCACCGTTTGCAGCAATAATTCTGTTTGTTTCGAAGCGATAGTTAAAGTCAGGAGTACCACCACCAACTACACTATCACATGTTTTAATTCTGTCATATGGTAATTTAAATATTAAACTATCTGGGCCAAGGTTAAATACATTAACACTATTTGTTTGTGCAATTTGAGCAGCGAACGCTGCACCAGGAGTTGTACCATCTTTATCATCTAATTGAGTTGCACCTGTCATTGTACCAGTAAAGTCAAAGATATGTAATCTATATCTTGATGCTGTACTTGCACCATCACCACTTACACGTTCGATTGAACGAACACGACATGTACCAATCTCTGTACCACCACTATTCTCAATAGAGACTGTACCGAATGTAGTAATATCAGGAACACCAACCATGTTATCAACTTCGATATAGTTATTATGGCTAATCTCTGTAACTTTATCTGTTACCTTTTCTGTTGTTCTTGCTTTATCAAAGTCTACATTTGTTGTAGATAGTGTTTCTATCTCATAACCTCTTACATAAGCTTTCGAAGGCTCAACACCAAGAGTTAATTTAGTAGTATCAGATGCATGATCTTTTACAAGCGCTTTAAATGGATTAACGTAGTAGTTACCAGATTCGTCAAATGTTCTACGAGCTAATTCATCTGCAAGGTGATTATAATCTGCAGTTGCAGCATTCTTTGTAATGTAACCATTTTCTAATCTAGCAATAAGAACAAAGTTACCTGAGTTTGCATTTACTGCTTGAGAAGATAATGCTGCTGTAATAGAATAACGATGTGCACCTGGAGCTGAAGCATTAGGTGTACCAGTAGCATTATCATTTAATGATGTATCAGTACCTGAACTGACAAGGGATTCAGTGACAAGTAAACCGATATCAAACGAAACGTTTGTTGAATATTTGGATAATACAATTGTGCTTGCTTTAACTGTTACAAAGTGTTTCTTAATGTAATAGATACCATCTTCGATAGCTACAATTGAACCAAAGCCGGTAGCACCAGAAGCTTTTACTTCAGCTGACTTACCGCCACTTGCTGTGATCGTTGCATCATCTGCAAATGTAGTACCAGAGATATATTTAACAAATATAGTAATAGGATCAGAACCAGAAGCTAATGTTGCATGAACAACCTTCGCTACATTAGTACCATCAGTAAACTCAGTACCAACTAATTCAGCAACAGTATCATTTGCCGGATCAACTGAATCTAATTTAACATAGTCAATTTTATTATGTAAATGTACTGCACCAGGGACAACAACTGAACCATCCTTAAATACATGAGTACCATGTGATGATATTTGATGTTGTAGCTGTGTTTGTAGCTGAGTTAATTCTCTAGCTTGTACCGCCTTACCAGGACGAAATAATATTCTTTGATATTGTTCCTTCGGGCTAAGTGTGTTGCCCGATGCGACCGATTCAAAGTCGTCCCAATATGGTTCTACGTTAAATGAAATTGCCATGTCTCTATCCTATTTAAAATGCGATTACTAATCTTACTGTTTCTACTTGTCCACTTCCTCTTGTTGTTGCTGTTCTATTCTCTATAAACATTACATCGCCAGAATAATGATTAATTAAAGGGTCACCTAATGCAGTTACATCTTGCCCTGCACCACTTGTACCTTCGTTACGAATATAATCATTTGTTGTAAATGCTTCAAAGCCAGTAGCTTCATTCTGTATGTAATATATAATACCATTTGCTGAATCATATTCTACTACCATTGCTTTTGCACCAACTGTACCACTAATGTGACCTTCAATCATTTGATCTGCTGGGAATGAAGCACCTGTAGCAACTGTTAAGCTCTTACATGTATTATATGCACTTGCTTCTGCAACTTGAGCGATTGTACCTGAACCACTTGATGTAGTAGCGATAGCTTTAAATACTTCGCCAACAACTGGATTACCACTTGTTGAACCTGCAGTTTCCCAATGTGCATCAGTAGATGTACCTATTGTTAAAATCTTATAAAAGTTACCTACAACCATTGAGCCAGAAGCTGAGAGAGTTGCCGTCTCATTTGCTTTCTCAATAGGGTTTTTAATAACTGCTATTTGTCTAAAGTCGTTTGAATCAGGAATTGTGCCTGACTCATCGCCAGTAAATACTGTGTTAATTGTAACGTAATGTGCTCTTAAATCATTTGTAGGATCTGCGCCAAATCCACCAACTGGACCAATTACTGGTCTTATTGCACCATTCGATCCTGAACCACCCGTTACTGTAACAGTAGCGTGGGTATACCCTGAACCAACAGCGGTCATTGTAATACCTGTAATAGCACCACCAGATACTGTTGCTGTAGCTGTAGCACCTGAACCATTACCAGTAATAGTCAATGTAGGAGCTGATGTATATCCAGTTCCTGCATTTGTGATCTTCATATTATAGATTGCACCATCAACAGCATTACCTTGTACTGACCATTGATTAGTCAATGCTGTGTCAGCACCTGCTCCAGGTGTTTCTTTAATATGTCTTACTGGTATAAATGATGTTGTTAAGAATTTAGTTACATCAGCTGTTGGGACTGTATACATGTATTTCCATATATAACCATCTGATCCACTATGGTCGATAACACCTGATGTTTGAACACCTGTGTCATCTGGGTTAGTAGTAGAAGCTCCGCTTCCTGCCTTTAAGCACATGTATACATTGTTATTTGCTGAAATAACGTGATATACTTTGCTTTCTATGTTTGTATCCTGATCGTCATACTCTACATATGTAGTACCTGAAACCCATAGGTTTCTTGGTGCACAATGAATAATGTCTGTAGCATCAACTCGCTTCATGGCAAACATGTTTTCCCATAAAGTGTGTGATGTGTAGTCATTTTCATATGGGGTTGTCGGAACCGTATCATCAGTCCACGCATTAGGCCGTCCCAGGGCCATGTAGAATTGATTATCACTTAGACTATTAACGAACTTATTCGTTGTATCTAGTCTGAATTTACTTGTGATTATTGCTGCCATGTCTTTTCCTTTGTTTTATGAAATAACGAGTGAACTAGCTCCACCCATTCCGAATTGTGTCTTTATATTGTTATTTATACTATCTTGCACTGTCCAATGAGCAAAATCTGAGTTTGGACCTAAATATCTAAACTTCATATTCTCCCAATGGTTTTGCATACCTATAATACTGAATTCTGAACTACCTCGTGCAAAATGGGTATACGATTTCTCTAATACGTGACTATTAAATTGTGCTGGTCCAACTTGGAATGCACCAATGTTAAACTGAATTAAACCAGCAGTTGGTAACCAACCATATTGTGCTTGTGTATTCGATGATGTAAGTAGCTTCACTAAGATAACAATCTCACCAAAGAATTTAAATCCAGCTGGATGAACTAATCTTGTAAATGCATTTTTCCAATCAGCGATATTCTTACCAGTTTTAAGAACATATGAGAACTGCTGATAGTAATAAGAATCTTGTATATATTTTTTATCTGATAAGAATCCATCATTATTCGTAAATAAACCCTTTGGATATGTTCTTACAACATCACCATTTGATAATGCATTTGTAAATGTTAACTTATATTTAGTTGTATTTGATTCTGAATATACATTCTCAGTATAATCTGTTACTGGAGTTTGATATGTATCATTAACGAATATAACATCATCATCTAAATAAATGGCATTACCTGCATCATTATTTCCAGTTACTTCAGTTGGTGTACCAGATATAGTAATTGTATTTACTGGCGTAAATGCAGTTCTATCAGCCTGAATTGCAGTAGCTTGATCCGTCCACTTTCCATTAGATGGAGTAAGCATATCTACATGTGGAAAATATGTTTCTACTTCATCATCGTAGATCATTCTAAAGAATGATGTGATTGATTCAGGTGTACCACGTGACTTATAAAATTCAACAAGTCTCTTATAGAACATTCTTGGATTTGTTGCAAAGTCTCTTGGTATTGCAATACCAATTTCATTCTGTAGTTCTGTAAGTAAGTTATCTTCTACAAAGTCAATATCTCTTTGGATGTCTAAAGCATTAAGATAGAATCCAGATTTATTTTGACGCTCTAAATATAATGCATACGTTTTAAGAAATGCAACTAAGTCAGGATATGTAGATTCTACATGATCAGGAACTAGTTCATCTATGTAACTCGATATATTATATTTACCTAAACTCATTAGTTAGCCACCGTTGTGTAATCAATACCAGCAGTTGTACCACCAGTTTCCATTGTATCTATCTCACCTGAAATTATTGCAGTTGAGGTATTAATTGTTAATAGTTCATTTCTTGTTGGCGATACATCAGATGATGCTGGTTTAACCGTGACATCGATTGTAGTAGAACCAGTAGGTAATGCAGTTGGGTTAAATGAGTTAAGAGTTACTGTTCCAGCCTCTTCATTTACATCACCAACACTAGCTAATTGTACTATACCAGATGTATTTACAATTTGAATAATTCGTGTATCACTTGAGCTATCATAGTAGTCTTTAAGTTTACAATCAACACCATTAAACGTGAATACGGTTGAAGTCAAATAAGAACCTGTAGATGACGTAGTAGCATCTAAGTCAGTTAACGCTTGATGGAATTTAAGTGTATATTTAGTTGCTGTTCCAAGAGTAGGTGTAATCTTCTTTGTCATTTTTACACGAGTGATATTAGATACGATAGCAACATTAGTATCATCAATCTTCTTACCAACGTTTGAATCTCTATAAACACCATTAAAGTTTTTAAGTGTATCGTTATTATATGTCACAAGTGTATTCCTTATTGATGTAGCCAAACCGCTTGCAGTTACCGTAGCTTTGTTAGGATTATATTTAAAATAAACTTCTAAATCAATATAGGTATATTCTGGATCAACTAAGACTGGAGTAATAGACACAACATTTTTTGGTTTAAGAATACTAGTCTTAATTGTTGTCTTCTGTGCTTCAGTTAATGTTTCACCTGATAATGGTTTAATCGATACATAGACCTTACCATAATCTGGTACATCATGATCTTCTCCACCCCATACAGCAACAGCATCTAAATCAGCGAATTCGTTTTTAATAATTGTTTTATAGTCATCAGGTGTCACAGCTCTGTTCTGTGATATATGAGCAAGAGGTGCATTAAACTTAATTGCTTCTAATGTTTCTCTTGCGGCACCACCAACAGCTTTAGTCACAAGTGTGATAGTCTCATCACTATTACCATTAAGTGAATCAGTCATAGTAAATGTAGTAGCACCATTTACATCTACACCCGATGCAATTGCTGCATATTCAATTGTGATTGTATTACCATTACCTGGTCTCTTACCAATAATATTATCACCAAATTTTACTTCATAATATCCATCTCTTCCTTCTTCTAAGAAGTATACCTCTGATGTGCCATCTAATGTGACCATATTTGTATTAAGAGAATAAACTTTAGATGCACTTGTAGCAGAAGAATCTATTACAGTAACTTTAATCGAAGCAGTATTTACATTATTAATAGGAATGAGATATTGTTCAAATGTATTATCCTGATATGTATATGATATATCTGCTAATGTTCCCTGCTCTATTTTTATATTTGAGAATTTCCAACCATCGGTTTCATTATAGTTAATCGTTGTAGTGTCTGAAGCAAACATGGGGTAATTAACCCCATCAATAGTAGTATTAAATGCTGTACCTCTTGCCAAAGTTAATGGCAATGGTGTATTACTACCATCATGATTCCATAATGGTGTAGCATTTCCTTTTGCCATAGTCATATCAATATAGGCAACGGATGGTGAAATAGATCTTGGAGTATAGCCTAATAGTTTGGCGTGTGATACAACAGAAGATCTCAATTGAGATGTATCAAGAAATGTTTCATTCAAAGCGAAGTTAGCATTCATTGAGTTGATATGAGTTACATATGCTAGCACATCAATGATTGTGCTCATCGCAGACCCCTCATAGTTGTAATCGTTGAAGGTTGTATCAGTTGCCTTCATGTATGAAACTAGATTTGCTTTTATATTATCAAAGTCTAATTCACTTGCTGAAATTCTGCGTTCTATTGCCATTATCGTAATCTCTCTATTGAGGTTGAGATATCTAACACTTCATTACTAGATCTTACTCTCCCGGTTACTGTTATTGTTACTTCGTTTTCATCGGCTCTTGCCTGTATATTTGTATTAAGCACTTCTATTCTTGGTTCATAATTAGCTAAAGCCATATTAACTGAAGTCGACATTTGTGCTGCTGTTATATTTGTCATATTCTCAAATAGATATGATCTTAAGTTTGCACCAAATCCAAAATTAAATGGACGCTCACCATGATTAGTACGAAGTATATTTAAAACACTTTGTTTAATCGATTCATTATTCTTTTTTATTGAAACGTCATTTGTGTTAGGATTTTGCTTAAAAGTAAAATCTACATCTTTGTACGTTTCTTGTCGTGCTATCTGTGCCATATATCTTATTTATACTAGTTAGGTGGATCAGAAGGATTAATTCCATCATGGAGATGAGTATGAGTGTTCAAATTAATTGTAGTATTATCGGTATTAGTTTGTAATGTTTCAGTCACATTTACATTTCCATCCATTGTTATAGTTGGTGCTTTTAATGTCATATCGCCAGTACTATTAAGAGCTGTCGTACCACCAACCGCTGCACTCATATTACCTGCCACAGCAATATCAGCATTACCGCTTACTATAACACGTACATCACCATATACTTCAAGAGTGTCATGACCTACAACTAACTGATAATTATCTCTTACAATTCTTTCTGTCTTGGAACCATTCGGTCCTATCTCATATTGAGTACCACTCTTATGTCTTTCCATAATACGTTCAGCACTTGGAGTATCATCATATTCTTTTACATGACCACTCTCTGTTTCCATAACATTATTATATGGATAAACAGGTGCGTATCCGCTTGATGGTTGATATGAACCAAGTTCTTCATCTGCATTAGGATCAGCTTCAGCTCTTACTCTTACATTGTTATCTTCTGTTCCATCAGTCTTTGTAGGTAAAGTTCCCATGACCATAAATTCTTGCATGGATTTATCCATACACATACCTGCTACTAATGTACCAACTAATAAGTTTACTGAAGATCCTATACCGCTTTTAGCTGGAGTATTTCCTGGCATCATAACCATACTCCATGGAAGATCTGCGGTGTCTATATTATCATGAAGTCCGTATACATTAACCTTTACCCTACCTAATTTTTCAGGATCATTAATATCAACAACTGTTCCAAATTTAATTATGCTATATGCCATTATTCTCTCACTAGTCCTAAAGATTGATGATAATTATATTCTCCACCTTTTTGTGTAAAGTCATGTTGTATATGTTTAACTAACCATTTGCCATCATGTCGTTCCGTGCCTTGTTCTATATTACCACTTACTTGACATTCAACTGTCATTCCAACTCCTAAACCAGGCAATGCTGTCATTCCAGTTATATCCATCATAGTATTAAATGCTCTTACTGTAGTATTAATAATTGTGCCTGATGCTACATCGCCTCTATTAGCTAATACACTTTTTATATTCTCATCATATAATTTATCGCTTAGCTTAAATTTTGTTTTAGGTACTGATGTTACTTCTTTTGTGGTATTCTCTGTCTTCTTTGTTTCATCTAAATTAATTTCATTAATTGCTTCACCAAATAATCCATCTTCTATTTTATCCATAAAATCCATACTATATTCTTTCATTACAAAATTCTGAGCTGTGCCTAATACTGCCATAGGATTTATTTGAACTTCTCTCATATCTGCTATACTCTGTTTAATAACAACAGGAGCTCCGTTACTATCAATAAATGCATTATCAACCATGTCATATAAAGAAGTTAACCGCACGGTATTTTCATCAACTAGTCTTTCATACATAAATATACCAGACTGATCTAGGCAATACGCATTTGCTACAAGGGTTTGAAAACAATCTCTTGCAGCAATATTTGGTGCAATGTATCTACCAGACGTTGCCGTTTTTGAATCAACAGCAAGTGTATTTTCATCTGCACTTACATCTGCAAATATTTTAGCAATAATTTCAGCGGATGTTCCATTATATACTGAATTTACAGTATTAGCAAAGTTAGGTACATGTATAGATTTTAAATGAATAGTATAATTCTTTTTTTCTGTATCTAATTTCATATCAGTTATTCCATTCATATAAAAGCTTGCTGTATATGCTTGGTTTAAATATGAAAAACTGATGTCAACACCAGCTAATTCTGTACCTATAAAATTATCAAAGAAGTTCGTTGAATCTTGAACACTAATTTGTCCTTGCATCATACCGAATATACTTTCATATAAAGTTAATCCATTAACAAATCCGCTAATGTCTACTTTACGTACTTCAATTTTTATATTATCTAGATTAAGCATTATTCATCACTTTCATAAATTGATTAGATACTACTGTCATATGTTCAGGCTTAATTACTTTTATTTGCCTGTTTTGTTCTGTTACAGCCGACTCATAATCGATGTATGTATATGCAGTAGTTCCAGCCTCTCTACGTTTTACCCATGCTCCAGTTGAATCATCAACATGATGATGAGGTGCATAAGCTTGTGACTTAATAAAATTACAAGATACTGAATCTGAAGAACTAAGACC